GTTCAATCTCACAAAAACTTAAATTAATTAGGTGATATATCATTAACTCTAGATATTAGAGGAAAAGTCCATCGGGGCGAACCCCAATTTCTAACAACCTCTAATTCTCTAATGAATTTAAGTTTTTGTCGATTGAGGCCCCCAATAGAGCAAACTGCCACTACAAAAAGATTATAAATAACGATACGAACCTTTCCTAGGTTCCAATAAAGTTTAATCTCTTTGAGCTTTTACTAACAGAATATATAACATCACTCGTTATACATTTTTATGTTACATCTAAGTAACTGGGATTTAATACCCAAATTGGTAGATTTTTCACTGTCAAAATCTTAACGCGGCATAGCCTTACGACACACCAAAGTGCCTGAGTGTTTTTAGGTTTTATATCACAAAAGTGAAAACCAGGGCTCACACCTAACCCATGCCTCAGATTGATTTTTCTAAATCAAAGCGCCCGCTAATGGTACAGATGTGTATAAATATACAGTTGGTACATTGAGGAAAAAGATAAGATTAAAATCTGTACCAGCACCTGAATATACTATATAGCCATCTTGATACTGTAATGGTCGTGATCGTATACGCAATATTACACAGCCTTTATCTGAACCATCATCTGTGTTACGCGTTGTACCCTGTGTTACACGAGTCGATTGAAATTTATATTGTGCCAACATAGGTACTTGAAATTCAAAACCATGATTAGTATATCCACAAGCAATAGAACCTCCATTTACCATGTGCGCATAATCCCCAGCTCGAGCATTACCAAATGATGAATAATTTACACCTACAGCACTTGAAGACCCGAATGAATTTGCTATAGAACTATCGGATGGTGCTCTCTGTATATTAATTTCGGGACGTGCACTACCAGTCATAGGTGCATAACTTACAGCATAATTAATTGAACCGCGTTGACCAACATAACATGGAGTTAACCAGGTCAACGGGGATAAAGTGGCCCACTCAAATCCAAAACTAGCTGCTGTGTTAATAATACCTTTTGCACTCAAAATAGCACTTGTATTATAACCATATGACGGTGGAAAACGACCCATAACTAAAAATTGTGTTGCATAATCCGTGGTCGCATTTCTAAAATCTATGGCATACGACATATTCATTCGTTTTATTAATTGTCTAAATGAAACAATACGCTCCCCATATACAATATCATACATATTTTCAATAGGTTTACTTGGCGGACCAACTTCAATCATTCGTCCACTAGCAGAGTATTCTAATCCTGCCTGAGGATATTTCAAAGAACACAATAATGATGAAGATGCATAAAATGCTGGATTCGCAAATTCAACATTTGACGAACGAACTGACACTAAAATTGTAATAGTACTAGAGGCAATTGGTGCTGTCAAAGCAGTTTGACAACGGATTGCTATAGTTCCATTATGTTTAGAGACATCACGTGTAAATGAAAATGTATCATCTTGAAATGGCACAACACCAAATGTGGGGGTGTTTTGAAAATATGTTGCCTGTGAATATGGGACTAAAAATTCCACATTCGTTTCTTCTCCAATATCAACAATTTGATTAAAACAACCTGTATAACTATCACTTACTGTCACTACATTATTTACATTATCACCAATAGGGTCAAAAACTATTCTTAATCTCCCTTTATGGTATTGAGAGGCTAGTATTGTGAATCTATAAATAATATCTCCACGCCATTGACCAAACATCGCCGAAGCGTATCCCATAGGGGTTGATTGTATACTTATAATACCACTCGCATCCACCTCCGTCACACACATAGCAGGTGAGACATCACACTTCCACAATAAGTCCCCCGCGACATTTAGAGTAGTCCAATAGAATTGATTTAAATAACTCTCACGAGCAATAAAACTATCAATACTCAATGGATCTCCTTCATCCTCTATACCCGCAACTTGTTGTGAAATAGATAACTCATTCTTAGGATCAACTGTTAATTTATCTATAGGAAAGGATATGGAAGTATCTGCAAAATTATGAAAAGCTCTTGGTTGAAATGGATCAACATCTTTTAAATTAGGTACATTAGTAAAACCAAACATCTTTGCTATATCTCGCACCGCTCCTGCTCCAATTTCCGTAGCACGAGCGAAGGGACCAATAATCGGCATACGGGTTAATGAGGCTGCTATACTAGCTATCTTTGATGATGGTTTTGAAATAATTGCGTATTCATCTCCTGCTTGAACCATAGTCGTATTTAACGTTGAACCTGAAGTAGTTATATTCTCTGCCCATGCAAACACTGAGACAACAACACCTGTTCCTGTTGCACCATTCGCAGATTTCAAGACATCTACAACATCAACATATAGCTTACCTAAATCTTTAAAATCCTGTGTTAAAAAAGTACGTGTCCAATTTCTATAATTCAAATATGGTAATTGCATTTCACCACCCTCATTTGTTTGTGGATAAATCCATAAGTGAGGACGTTGAGAAAATTGAACAAAAGGTCTATCAAAAGTTGTAGGTTCAACAGTAGAGACATTCAGATTATGTAAGGGATGATAGTGAGCTAAAGAGGCTCCATAATAAAATGGTGATGCATTAATAACAATTTTAATTTTTAAAGTACATTGTATAAAAGCAAAATTATTCAGTTTATGCTTTATTCGAACATCATTAAAAAATGCATACCACGGTTCTATAGATCTTGATGTTCTCATACCATCCGTTTCCAACCATGTGTAAGTTAAAATATTAACTGGTCGTGATAAAAAATTTTGTAAGTACTGAACATCAATGCTATCATTTGTAAATGGTCGAGGCACTTCACTTGCTATATCTATACTCATTCCAGCGTTCTCGGATAAGAAACCTGTTGTTTCTTTTGTCACTGATTCACTTCGAGCTGAATCAGAACCACTCGTTAGTTCATTGACTTCTGCAATGCTAAATTATAAAGAACAAGCTAGCATTAGTTCTTGTTCCCAAATCCTAATAGGGCTAACGAAACCCTTTACGTTGAGACTCTCATAATGCCCACGCTGCATATACATCAGGTTAATACACCAGTAACTGCATTTGAGATGTTAATTAGTTTAACGTCCTACCTACCTAAACAACCAGAGTAGGACCGGACGTTGGCCATTATACTAGGCCCATAACACGGTGATAGTTAAGAAAATAAGTCGCCTTATTTGCAGCACCATCACCCATTTGTGGATTTGCCATCAAAGGTAATAAAACTTCATCTATTACCCCTACAGACCAAACCCCAGTCTGTATAACTCTAGATAAACCATGGGCTTCACACAAATCAGACTCAGTACACAAAGAACACGCATACTTACAATAACATATAGGACAAATTTCCGGATTAACGTCCATCTCCGTATCATACCACATTGAACATGCATAACACAAACGCGCCGAACTCTCATGTTGTATAAAAACTAATTCAAACTCACGAGTGTGTGAACAGCACAATTTCTCATCACACATACTATAATTATCGCAGTCATGCATCAAACACTTATTACCTAAATACTCCTGTATCAATTCAATAATACCTGGTACCTCAATAGCGAGAACATTAAATATATTGTTCAAATATAAATTATTAAACGAGACTTTACCTATATCAAGATCAATCCCTCTCACCCATTGCAAATCTGTTTCACTACATTCACTCTCACTATATGCTGGAGATACAAAATGCATCTCATTGAAATCAGAAATCACTGATGATGTTTCTATATCCGAATACTCCAAACCACTCTGAGCTTCACGTCGATCATCCAATTGGTGAAAAGATTCTAATAAATCCTCATACGTTGGTAAAAATATCTCTGTTTTATATGCACATTTATACACTTCTTTATATAATACGCACATTTCTCTATATTTCTGTTCCCCATGAAAGAAAAACTCACGAATCGAATTTTGCATTGAGGCATACGCTTGTTCACGAGGAGTGAGATTCTTTGAGAAGACCCAAACCATAAGAGAACTGACAATATTCTCCTCCTCCAAAGGAGCTAGCCAAATTCGTTCCTTATTTGAATAAACGAAAGCACGTTTCAAAAATGTGGCTTCGCTTAAATTTATAAAGGGTACGGACTCACGATCTTTCTCAGCCATAGTATATGTGATATTAATTTTGGCAAGTTCTCGTTGAATAGTAGTGTGATTATAAAATTCACACAAAGGGTTAACACTAAGAACACTATCATCACCATATGTAACTAAACGTACATTCTCAAAAAATGAATCAATTTCACCATCAGGATTGGCTTTTAAATACGCATACATTAGATCCATGATGTTACATAAACAATTTAAAATAACCGTCATAATAACACCACTTGGGAGTACACCATAAAAAGACACTAAATCACCATCAAAATGAATAACTGCATATATTATATCACAGCGTTGAGCTAACATAGCCTGCTTATCAATATCCGTGTAATTGCCACTACGTTCAGCTATATAATCCATAATATCAAAAGCCGCATGTAACATACAAACTAATTGTTTCTTATCAAATTTAGAATAATCACCTGCAACAACTCTCTGAGACCACTTCAAAAAACTCACAATATCACCCCATTGATTACTTTGCGCAACAATACCAACAGCCATACAACACTCTAATCGATTTCGCTGGAAAAATCTATTTATTGATAAGTAATATTTCCTATTAATCATAACTGGAGGAAATGCTTCTCCCATAAAGAGTCTTGTTCCAAATTTCTCCACTTTCTCCCATGGTAAAGGTTCATCCTTTTGTGATGTGTTAAAAACAGAATGAGTCATATGTGCTGTTCGCACCATATAATCCAAGCGTTCAACTTCATCAAACATTTCAGGAGTACACCATACACCATCAGGATACATAGGAGTTGAGTAAGGTATTAAAAACTTCTTCTTAGGTCTACACCATGGAAAACCAGCAGAGGTATTTCTATTGATTTTATCAATATAATCCACTCCAGGCATACCATTAATGTTAACTTCCCATGAAATAACGTGCACTTGATCAAATTCATTTTGAGGTAAACATGATATGTGCTTTATATACGCATCACGACACTTATTCAAAGCTGTTATATCTACCAAAGTTACCTTATCCGTCATCTCCAGTAGATTTTTATTAAAAATGCGCCAATCATTCAAAGGAGGAGCTGTTTTAAGTTGTTTATACCCATACTTCTCTAATTCCTCAGCCATTTCTGTTCTAACAACACTTGAACGGACTCGAGAACCACCACCCTCTATCGAACCATATCTTATAAGAGATGCTGATACAGGTAGAAAAGAAGGGTGTGAGACTAATCTTTCAGGTATAAGAACTTTACTCGCACTATCAAAAACTAGTTTCATTGGTGCTAGATTAGGTCTGAAGTCCAATTTCATACTATCAATAATTCTCAAATTTAGTCGAGTTGCAGATACAGAATTTTTTAGTCCTGTAACATGCAGCCCAGCTATAATGGGACCATAATGAGAGAAAAGGATCATAGGCATACCACAATCTCCAACAGTGCTGGGAATAGCGATTTCACCAGTAAAAACTTTAATACTCTTCATATCCCCATTTTTAAAATGAATATTATCAACTGAGGGTCGGACAGACTGTATAGGTTTTTGCACAATACTCCCATCATTTTGACGAGCTAAATATACACCATCCAAGCAAGTATCATTCATATCCCCGCGATAAAATAAGTTTAATAAGTGTTTTTTTGGTTTATTTAATTTTAGAGAAAAGTATACTAAATCTCGTTTATCATCAACGATAGCATCCTCAAAATTATATTTAAATTTCAGATTAGCACTTGCACCATCCGTACGATCCTGTATAAGTTCAATAAATGCAATCTCACGTTCTTGGATATAATGATAGTTAGTAACATATATCCAACCACCCAAACACAACGCTCGAACGTCTAAACATGCTCCATTTTTCAATGTACACTTCATCAGTACAGTATTCGCTGCTACTATCTTCATCATTTCAAACACTTTATCCTTATAAAACATAGATGAGGCTCCAACATCACTATCACGTAAAACATTAGCATTATCGATCCAGAATTTTGATACTTCAGCAGACATTGTCGCACCTTGTGGTATCATTTTCTCTTTCGTATACTCATCACATTCACCATAACCATCAAAGAAACCCTCAACATAGTTTTTACTACCATAGCTCTTAACTCTTTTTGAAGCATAATCAAATACCTTTTTCCCAGCAAAAACTAAAGCCAATAATGAGCCTAATTTCAATAAAAACATCTTATTTTCACGTAGATTAGTGTCCAATTGTGAACCAGCAGCTGCAAATAATTCTCGAATGTTCGCAGTGGTTGTATTAGCGGATAAACCTCTAACTCTCTCCAAAATTGAAGACGCCATATTTACAGAATTACACTTACTTTCCGCACTTCGCACTACACCATTAACACTAGATAAAACAGAACTTACAGCACCACATGCTGAGCCACCAACTGATGAAGCAACTTTTGCTGTACTAATACTGGTATTTATTAATCCTTTATCATAAATCTTTTTCCCAATAGTACCAATTGCTAATGCTGTAAGCAAACTTGCTGAAACCATAACTTCACTACCCTGTGCTTGTAGTGGTGCATTTGTAGTACTAGTGCTTGTTTCTACAACTGGAAGTGTGGGTTTAGCTTGAATTACACATGTACACTGGTGAGTTAAATGCCCCATTTTACAAAATGTTGATTGTCGCAATGCTTTAAGAGCCTCAGCTCTCACATCTTGACCAACAAAATGTAACTTAGAAACCTTCGCCAACCAAACATAAAAGTCCGCCATATTATCAAATTTTTCAGAATATATAACGCTACCACCAGTTTGATTAGTACCAGTACCTGGCATAAACTTACCACACTTAATGTGCCAAAAATCTAGATTATTCTTATCTTTTATCCTAGTATGATCAAACATACCATTAGTCGCAAAATCATCCTTTAAAGTTAAATGAATATACCAATTAAATCGGCGACGTGCCGCAGCTTCATATGTTAAATTATATTTGGCATTAAAATGTTCAGTATTAGAAGTTCCGTGCACAAAATCAACTAGAATTGGTATTTTACCCTTATCTTCAGCAACAGCTTGCTCCGTAATAGTGGCTACATTATTCACAGTTCCAATCAACATAGATACATTCGGATCACCAGTCGGACATTTATTATCATGTTTTGCTCCCATGTCATCAAAAACCATAGTATGCATATGAGATTGATATCCATCGGCACGAGGGTCATCATTTTTGGTGTATTTATACTCCTGTCCAGAAGGTTTATCATGAACACTACACAATAGCTGATAACACAACTCTAGAAACATATTTTTTCCAATTGAGGTATTACCCCAATACAGTAAAGCAAAAGGTGCTTTCCTATCTTGAAGAATAGTTTCTTTACTCATAATATCGTTTTGCATAGATATAACTTTAACTAGCATACTCTGAATCTCCTTTCTAAGATTAATGGTTCCAACTTGAGACATCTCATGTAAATCTTGCCGCAACTTTGCTAATCGACACGTGTATTCATGGAAGTCCAATTTATAAATCATTGGGTTCCCACGACACAGAAAATCTTTACATGCTAACTCATATCTATTCACGAGATCTAAATAAGAGGAACGACTATGATAGAATGTAGTCATAAAACCAAATTCCATACATTGTCGCCCCTTAGATAACATAAATTCAATGGATTTAATCGTAAATTTCAATATATCCTTTGAAACACGTTTTCCATCATCTATAGTTGCTCGCATAAGATCACCTAAAAACGGTAAATTAGTGCATTTTCCTTTCGACATTAACATATAAACAAAATACGAAAACCAGTTAGAACATACTCTAAATAAATCCGTTTCCATCCAATCAGATAAGGCTTGAGCTTGTTTCTCTGCGAAAAGACCAGAGAAAAAATCTGTAAAATCGGCAAAACTTGTTATATCACTAATCTTATCTATAATCTTTTGACTAAAACTACCTAGTGATGATATAAAAGTTAGGGTATCCATAAGAAATTCAAAGTAATCAATAGTTACTAGTGCCTTTCCAGTCATAGTCTTAATGATACGAAATAATTCCGCAATAAAGGTTTGCGAATCTCTATACGTAACCACCTCAATCATGAAAATAGCTATATCTTCAATACACTTATAGGCATGATTCATAGGAGCTTTTAAACAAACTGCACATTCTTGATTCGAATGACAATGAGGGCAAGCAAAATAACTCTTTAACTTATCATCTATGGCACTAGGGATAAAACTAGGTATAGTATCCTGTGCAAACATATTCTGTCTAAACATAGGAAATGCATCAACATCAATATCATTAGGCTCATCACCTTGTGCACGCTTCCACCGTTCTTCTTGAAAGTGTTTTTTTGATCTTTCAGCTTTCTTCTCAATTCGTTTAACCAAAGAAGTTACACGCTTTGATACAATTCGAGCATTGCGTGTTGTTAAATTTTGTAACTGATAACATAAATCATTAATGCCAATTTGAGAGATTCTTTCCTGCTTAGTGCTAGCAGAAATTTTTTTAGTACTCGTTTGCATATGACGTAATGCATAATACTTGGGCTCACCCAAACGAGACTTCATATCTTCTAAATTTTTACGTTTACTTTGTAACATTCGTGAAACTTGTGTAGGCCTAGCGCTAACTTTCTCGTAAGAAAGCTCGGGCTTCTCTACTTCATATAAAGGGGACATATCATTAACAGCGGACTTCATATTTGTATTTTTAAGATGTCTTTCCATCAGCCAAGGATATCCAGAATCCCAGTCCAACCCGTAGTATCGACCCAGGGAAGAGTCAGGTTTTTCCACAAGAGGAACCAAATCTCCGTTATTTTCTACATAAATATTATAATATAATTTTTTTTATTTTGTCATGGTCATAAACTACCACTTTATTTAAATTTTTATTTTTATATGTGTACCTTTTATACCTTATTATTTAATTACTTGCACACTTTCGTGTTCTCACTTAAGAGGGCTCATAACGCAAATAAGCTAATATCGGTTAACCTTTTAAATTTGAAAACATCACTAATTCTAAACGCAATAAGACATCCAAAAAGGGGGGATTGTAATTTTGTATTAAAACGCCATATGTAATTATCGAATTACATTAGCTAATTCATCGAAGCTTTCGCGACTTACATTCTACGTCACTTATCTAAGATAACTAACATACAATTGTTTCATCCAGTATTATCAACTGGCAGATCCAATAATTTTTATAAATATAAGAAATATTAT